GGAAAAGAGGTTATTGGTCATGGGACCTGTGAGCTCCTGAGAGACCGTAGGAGCGACGATAGCAGTATCGGCTACATCCGTTGGTTGAGGCTGCTTTGTCATCGCACATGACGACAGGATCAGCAGTAGGGGTATAAGTAGTAGTTTCATTGTTCTATCCTCGTGATAGTAATTGCTTCGGTGTTAAATTCACGGATTTCCTCCGAGACAGTACAGTGGGCGAAATGTTCTTTATCGCCATTGTAATCCTCTTTCAGATCGTTCCACTCTTCGTCATCGATTTCGACAACTCCTTCATAATGCACAGTGTAATAAACTTTCATAATAGTTGTAATATCTCAGCAATGGCTTCTTCCGAAGCGTTGTTCTTAATCTTGTGGAGGTCATACCAGTTCAGACCAATCTCCCCGGAAGCTTCATTGTGAATCACTTCTGGTTCGAGGTACTGAACACACAAGATCGGGATGATCGTGTCGTTGACCCATTTGATCAGCTCAGGATCTCTCTCGACCTGCATATAAATGCTGTCGTAGATCGTTGAGTTGATTTCAACCCAGTTCTCGAGACCTTCCTCTCGAACCTGATGGTTGAATTCGTTGATAGCAATCATCGTCAGGATACTCCAGAACTGCACGGTGGCATTGTTCAGAGTACGGATAGCCTGGTGAGGATTACTCGAGTACATTCTGCAGCCCAATCCCAGGTGGATGTATCCTTTCTTCCTGGTGGAGGGCAGGACGTATTCTTCCCGGTACTTGGTAATGCCCGGATAGAGCACGTTGTGGTAGTTATCAAAGATCTGCTGGGTGATAGTTCCACCCTTGTCAGCATCCGGGAAACCACCGTAAGCCAGTTTGAAGGTAGGAGTCTTCGAGCGAGTACGAATCCCTTTGAGGATCGTGTTCTTGTCCTCTTCGACTCGGCGATAAAACTCTTTGACGTATTCTACGTTATCGGTATTCACTCCCATCCCAGCTTTCTCTATAAGAGAAGGCCAGTAGCCACAGGCGTTCAGGGAGTGTCCGTCCAGTCCTTCCAGGAACACGTTCTGTTTATTAGTGTCACCGGATAGATTAGCTATGACCCGGTCTTCAAGTCCCTGTAGATCAACGGTGTAAACTATCTTGCCGTCAGGAGCAACGATGCACCTCTTCAGAGGCTTAGCATAAATAGAACCAGTGCTAGGAGCGTTAAGCAGATTGGGGTTATTCGAAGTAGGTCTAAAACTCTTCGCACCAAATAACTTGATATTCCCATGGAGTACTCCGTCTATGGTGAATGAGTCGAATGCCTTTAAGAAGTTGTTCTTAATGATGGCACTGTATGAGTGGTCGATGAACGCTTCAAGCGCATCTACCATCTGCACATTTTGAGTGTCCGCTAACAGAATCTCGAGCTGCTCTCGTCCCCAAGAGGGCTCACCAGTATCTTTGCTAAACGCAAGAGGCTCGATCTTGTTCAGAGCGAAGAACTCAGATTTCTGCTTCGAACTCCCACAGTTGAACTCGTCGATGATCACAGGCTCCTCAGCCTTCTGTAGACGAGGTCGGTTCCACAGGTCCAGCTTGTACTGGGCCAGCTTGTACATAGCCTGTTGCACGAGTTTGTTACCGGTGTATGGTCGCTTCGACACAACACCTGCCAGGAAGGGCTCTTTCAGGAAGACGTTGTAAGCCTTCAGCTCTTTAATAGTCCACTTGTCCTTTTGATCATCTGTACGAAGATTGGAAGCCAGGAAGTGGTTAACAACCCAGGTGCGATGAATCATGTCACCCGGCTTGTAGGGTTTAACGTAGTAGGCCAGAGTCCTTATGCACTTCATAGACTCCTCAGCATGCTTCCTCTGAGCTTCAGGCAGCCGGCTGTTCTGGTACTGCTTGATCAGTGGGTTCACTTCCAGTCGGTCGGTGACTGTCTGCAGTACTTCGTCGATTGTTACACGGAGCTTCTCAACGGCTACGGGATCTATGGTGAGCCCTACGTTCATGAGTTGGATCATGTCCGGGATCATAGGCTTCACAAAGTTCCTGTAGAAGAACAGTGGATCCTTGTTATACGGATCGAACTCCCTGGGATGAGGTAGAGGTAGATGCTCAATAGGGCGCATTATATGTCTCACAAGCGTCAAATACTTCGCCCCAGTGCTTCAAATCGGTAGCGAATCTACGGCTGTAGTTGAGTAGCGCAAAGCAGCTGAAGTAATCAGCGACAGGTACAGCTTCTCGCCTTCCGGGAAAGGTCTTGTACTGGAATTTCTGTACGCTGAACCTTCCGTCCTCACTGACCCAGCGGCCATACTCACCAGGGTTGCCACTGCCAGATTGGAGAAGAAACTTCATCAGACCACTTCAATCCAGTCACAGGATATTTCGTCAGTACCGAGCATGCCTTCCTGGCGACAGTGCTCGAGAGCGTTTGCCAGGTTGTCTGCCAGGAGTTGTTCAACAGCAGGTGGCATTAAAGGTCTATCGTTTTCCTCGTCGTACGAGTAACCAAGCTTCACTCTGTATTTGATCTTTCTGTTCATAGGTGTATCTCCGGTAGTAAATAGTGGTTGTCGAACAGGTAATCCATCACACATTGACTGGAGTTCCTCTCCTGGTTAATGTAATTCGTGATGTAGCGTTGGTACTTGGCGGGAAAGAAGTGCTCTTCGTAATGCTTACAGCCTCCCAGACCACCCATAGATGCTTGAATGCTGGCATCGTACAGATGCGACAGCATTTCTTCGATGTCGTGCGCTAGATCGTCTACGGTCATCGCTTGAGTCTTACAGCTTGGCGTACCTCAGGTACTATTTTGATAGCAAAGCTTTCGATGCAGCGGCAGTTCGTAAGAACAGAGTTAGCCTTCCCGGTTTGCACTTTGACAATGCTGCCCAGGGCGGACGTGTCCAGGATCTTACTTATGTTGCGATCGTACCCGATACGGTTTGAAAACACACCGCGGACTTGGGTACCAGTCAGAGTGTTATGTTCGGTAATAATGTACATCAGAATCTCTCCATAAGAATGTCGTGTAGGTAGTAGGTTGCAGCACCATCAATGGCGCAGTAGTCCAGGAATGCTGGATTCAGAGGGTCCGCAGGTTCGTACTCATCGTACAGAGCCCAAGCGGGGGCGTAATACTCGCCCATGACATCTTTCAAGCCACTTTTGGCCTTCCAGACGTCGGAGTTGTTGATCAGGCACTTCACCATTAGCGCAGTGTCGTCGTAATCGTGGGGTAGATCCCCGATACGGTGGTACATTACCTTCAGATCGAAGAGCGCATGGTGGATAATAAGCTTGTTCTTGTAGTTACGCAGCCAATTCCATACCAGGAGCTCCATATGACGTCCAGGGACGACGATCACAACTGAATGTGACTTGGATATACCAAAGATGAAGTGCGTCGTACGGGTCAATGAGGGGAAGCTCAGGCCGCTATTGTTAGCAACAACGCTAGCCAGCTTGTGATTGTACAGGGTCATGTCCGCATCGAGCAGCTTAATCGCTTCCTTACGTTGCTCTTTGGAGTACAGCCCGCTCGTCTCGATGTCAAAGGACATCTTCGGGAGATCGACCATGAGAGACAGCTGCTGGTTAATAGCCCAGGGTGTGAAGTATACTTCCCTGGTAACTTTAATTGTGCTCATGGTATGACCCTATATTCGGGAACACGGAGGAGACCTTTCTTTCGACGTTCGTTGTATTCTTCTTGAGTGACAACCTTGTAGGTCCACATACTCTGTGGAGTGTGGGCATCACCAAAGACCAGAAGGATGTCATGCACCCTCACACGTTCAGCAGGAAAGTTTACTTTCGCTGCAGCGTCTTTAAATGATATGAGTCTCATTGTTCAGGTGTCGAGTTGTTCATAGTGGGCCTCTAGTAATCCTTCGAGGGAGTTCTTAAAGAACGTCCCACTGATGTTTTCGTTAATGTATGTGTCGTCGAAGAGCACGTAGTTCTCGAACAACAGCTCAGCTTCGAGATAGGTAGCAGCCTTTCGTGCGCTGCACTGGAACAGGATCTCTTTAGACACGGGAACCATGCTATCTGCTCCTTCGTGGCTACCCTTGTAATTCACAAAGGGAAGGTTCGTCATGATACGCCGAACACGTTTCTTACCTTTCAGGGGAGGCTTCTTCCGGACAGCCCGGACAGCCTTCTTCCCGATATACTTCAGGTCGTTGAAGTACGTGATGATGTAAACAAAATCTGTACACTCTGGGAGCAGGTCGTCATGGGAATCTACCGGCTTATCTTTAAAGGTCCACATTGTGATGAGGCCCCCAAAAGTGTGAGTCCTTTAGTACGGGTTTAGAGTCGGCCATAACTTTATGTCCTCAGGAGTGGCTTTGCGAATATGAATCCATCCGATACCAACCCACTCACGCAGGTTGCCATTTTGGACGATTTTGGTGACGTTCCGTTCATTGCCATGATCAATCATCGCACGATGAGTTACTTCAGAACGTTTAACTGTTTTCATTTATCCTATTCTCCTATCCGACGTAGAGCCGGCTTAAGTAGTGTTCGTTGTAAACGGTCGTCAGTTAAGGGGTCCATCCAGGCACCATTGATTTCCGTGGCTAGTTGCTTCAGGTAGTCACCGTCAGCTCCCAGGTCGATTGCATGGGCCAGAGCTCTGTACATACACACTGACCGTTCCCCACGCTCTGCAGCGTAGGCGTATCCGAATGTTTCACTGGGTTCCTTCAGCTTCTGAGACTTCTCAGTACTCGGGAGATCGGATGCAGGCTTGGGCTTGTCCCTGGTAGATAGGGCTGCCCGTTCCAGTAGATATTTGGTCTTCAGCGTTCGGCCGTTGAGCTGTCGTAAGATAGTTCGATCGGCGAATGACAGGAAGATCTGACTCTGAGGTAGGACGTCAATGATGAGTCCCAACTCGTTAGCGATCTCCTGGATAAATGCTTTCCACATACGCTCGTCGACATCGACTACTGAGTCGAGCTCGAGTATTGTACGGAACCGGAACTCGTTCTCCTCATTACTGGTGCGGACGATGTAATGGTTGTACTCCTCGAGAAGAGTGTGCGCTTCGTCATCAGTGATCTGTGACTTATCGATGTCCAGTATGACGAACTTGGTACCGCCGATAAGATTCTCTTTGGACCGTTCGCCATTACGGAAAGCGAAGGAAGAATAGGCAGCGTTCTCTTTCAAGAGCAGTTCGATTTCACTGAAGTCAGTTTCATAGAAGTCGTACCCGCTACTGCAGTTACGAGACATGTGCTCCTTCAACGCCTTGCCAGTCAGGTCCGTGTCGAATATCAGATGCGATACGCCAACAACGTCGGTCTT